GTTTACTTTTTTAATCAATTTGTCAAGTTATAGGCAAGTTTGCGCCTACGCATTTTTATCACATTCAATACAAAAACTTTTAAAATCCTCTATTTCTTCTTTTGATTCTGTTTTAAACGCTTCTCTTTGGTAACAATCTAAATTCTTCTCATCAACATAATTTTGTTCAGGAGAAAAAATCCATTTGAACCATAAAAAGCGTTTATAGCAAGTAAATGTTAAACGGTAAATTGTAGGCTTTTTAAAAGTTTTTTCTTCTTCTATTGTATAAAAAAATTCATTCATATTATTTATTTTTTAGTTTATAATTACATTCAGCAAACCAGCCTATAACACGTGCTATAAGCAAGTTTGCCGCAGGCGCAACACAAACCTGCTCATAGCACCATACGTTATCATTAATTCACCTTAAACACCATGCCTCCTATCTTCTCAAACTTGCCTATGATTGAGTAAAACATTTCAGGATAACACATCTTCGCTCCTGTTGGTGAGCAAAATAGTAAGTATGAATTATCCGACTTGTCATAAACAATGGTGCTGAATACCTCTGTTACATTCTCCTTCGCCTCGTCAAGAGTTGCGAATCCTGTGGTTTTGATGGTTGTTTGGTTCATGTTTTTAGATTGCTGGTTTTATTAAATCTCTATGTTTCCAATAACAAACTCGAAGCCCGATAGTTAGCGCGATACTTCGTTCGTATGTCGCACCCTTTGACTGCCTCCAATTATCAAGCATAAAAATCGCATCGCAACCGCATAATGCTATTATATCCTCCTTCATATAACTCTGCCATGTCTTGTCGTGATTGTGCGGTAATGTCATTGGATTAACAACATCGTGTCCTTTTAAGCAAAGGTGTGTTTCCGCTTGATTAAATAGCTTTTCGGCTTCTGCTATTTCGAGCCCTGTAATTTGTCCGCTTATGTAAATTTTCATTTATTTTTGGTTAATAGTTCTGCTGTTAGTTTATCGGTTAATAATTCATTCTTTACATTTACTTTACTCATTTTCCCTATAAGCTCATGAAGCTCGCAAATATACTCCTGCACCTCTGCAACCATGTTTATTTTATTATCAATGTCATCAGTTATGAAGTCCTTATTTTTAGCTAATGCCTTACTTCTGCTTAGCTCCATTTCCGACCTGATATACTCCAAATCAAGTACCGGCTGTCGTGATATTTTAAATTTCTTTGCCATTAAAAAGGTACATCAATATCTTCATTTTTATTGCTTTCAGTCCAATCCTTTGTAGGTTGGATAGTATTCGGCTTGTATTCTATTCCCTCATTCATTCCGTAAACTTGCCCTCCATCGTATGAATAAAATTGATTTTTCTTCCAATCCCAAAATATAGACCTCCTGCCTAACTTAGCAATTCCTTTCGGCTTTGCTTTTTGGCAATATATCAAGGTTTCATTTTCTTCATAAGGTCGCCCATTCTCATCTTTTAGGAATGTAGGAGGTCGGTAAACCAATAGCATTAAAAACGCTCTGCGCCACCATGTACGACCACCACTCCATTCATTCGGTAGTGCTGCCCTCATATAAAATTGCCCACTATCCTTATCCTGTATTGCCTTAATGTCGGCAATGTGATTAACAACCATATCTACCCTCTTATTCTTTTTTGAACTCACCCTTACTTGTTTAAGTGCATAGGCAAGGAACTTATCCTCCCTGCCATTAAACCTTACTAATTCCTCTTCTAAATCATTAAAGGGGTCAAAGAAGGTACCATCAAATGTTATCCCAAATTCTCGCTCACATTCTGCAACTGCATCATAGAATCCAGTAACCATGTAATCCAAATCATCATTAGCAATTATGAAATGTTCATTTATAAAATATTCGGCTCTTATCTTTTCGGCTTCCGTTGCCCATTGATAAGGCTTACCAAGATACTTGTGCATAAGGTCAAGATATGCGGCTTCTATTGTACCTTCCTCACCAAGATAGCAAAACCATTTCCAGTTAAATTTTTGTGCCAAGTTTATCATCATTTGTTTACCAAATTCCGTTTTTCCTGCATGGGGTGCGCCTCCTAAAAATATTGGATACCCTTTTTTTATACCTACAATCTCATTTAGCGATACTATGCCACATCTGATAACATCACTATCGCCGATTTCAGCAACCTGCTTAATCGTGTTTATTCGGTGTTCTAATTTGTAGTATTTATGTCCTTCACTCATACTATGCCTCCAAGATTAACGTGGGTGTGTTTAACTTCAAATTTAATCTTGCCCTGTTTCTCATCCCTGCTTGCCCATGTTCGTACAGCTGCTTTCCAGTCTATTTTTTTATTACCCTCATTTGACCATGTGTTTACAGAATCGTAATAGTAGGCAAGTTTATTTTTACTCCAATCAGGAAATGCAGCTTTAAATTTTACCTTATCAAAAATATCAGAATCTTTAAAAAAAGTTTTTTTACTTTTATTAATATCTTTAGATATTATATCTTTAACTATTACTTTATCTTTATCGGCATTTTTCGCATCCGTTTTTATGCGTTCGTATGCGTTCGCATCTTTTCGCTTTTCCCAACTTGCTTTTGCAATTTCCGAATTACGTTGGCTTTTAGCTTCCCACTTCTTTAAATCACGCTTTAAGTTTTGTTTTATAGGCTCAAATATTATTTCGGTAAGTTTATCTGGTGCTTCAGGATTAAGGTCGTTAATGTAACGTAAGTAGTGTTTAAATAGCTTCCCTGCTTCGGCATCCTCCAATTTTTCAATCGTGTGTATTATGTCGCAATAAAGAAGTACAGATTTTTTATCTTGCATGATATAATAAGGCGCACCTCCACAAAGGGAATAAACCAACAGCCAGAAGGTGATATACCTCTGCTTCGGTGCGTTTATTGTTAGATGTTAATTGCTAAATTCATTGGCTGTTAAATTTATTCGGCACAAAAATAATTATTTATTCCTTACGAATCTCAAAAAGTTATCAACACTTCCGAACTTCGCAAGTCTTCGGGTTGATAGGTTCTCTTGGGTCGTTGGCATGGCTTACAACTTTTCTATTTCTTTTTTAAATTTTGCAGATGATTTAATGCTGATTCATACGCAACCTCAAATTCAATCTCGGTACACTCTTCATCTTCATTAAAGGCGTTTGATGCTGCAGTAACGCCAATAGAGTATAAATGGCTGTCTATTCTTACCTGAATAGCATCAAGCGAATCATCGCCAAACACCTTGTAAAAATAAGTTCCTGTTTTGCTTTTTGAAAAGTAGGGCAATGTAATCTCCACTTCCTTTTCGGTGGTGTGTGTGTGTGTTTGTTTAACTATTCTTTTGATAGTTCTTGTTTCTGTTGTGTTCATGGTTTTTAGTTTTATGGTTTATTTTTGTTCTGTGATTTTATGAAATTCGTTTAGCATGGTTCCGGCAAGTTTTACACGCTCGGTTAGTAAATCTTTGTCGGCTTGCGGTACATCAAAAATATCTGTTACGAAATTTTTATAGTAACCACCATCAATAAGGTATGGTAATTGACAATCTTCGCTCTCAAATATCCATCTGTATTTTGTAGGATTGCCAACATTTAATTCATCAGCAAATATTCTTATTTCGAGTAGCTGTGATTTGTAAGGCATGAATAATATCGGTTGCACCTTATCCACTCCAAATATACAAGCGTTTGAAATCATTTGCCAGTATTCATCAGGACACTCCGATTTCATCAATTCGGTTGAACCACTCATAATTGCATCAGCATAGGTAGCGAAGTTTTCGCGCTCGTATCCTTTGCACTCTGCTATTAATAATTTTGATGTGCAAACAAAGTCAGGACTTCCGGCCCAGTAGTTAAATTCAGGATGTACCAAAGTTTTTTTACCTACGGATTCATACGCAAGTCCAAGTTCTTTTTCATGCACCCATAACTCCATAAGTTCACCCCAAGCCATCGGACGTGAATATACCTCTTGTTTTAATGATACACCCATGCGCCTCTCGATATTCTTTTTTTGAATGTATGTTAAAGCTGGTGCGCCAAGTCCTGAAGCACCTCGTCCGTTAGTCATTAATTTTGCGATTTCGCTGGACGTAAAATTTCCGATACGTGCAACATTTTCTGTGATTGATTCCATTAGATTTGTTTTTCTTTAAGTTTTAACAATTCATTATATAGTTTATTATACGAGTTTGTTTCCTCTTTATTTATTATCCTTTCGCAATTAATAGCCATATCCGCGAAAATTAATAATTGTTCATCACACTCATTAAATAATTCTTTTAGTTCTTCAAGTGTTACCTTTTCGGCTGTATCAATTCGCACCTCTTTAAAGTCCATTGCATTATAAATGTCAGCTGCAATTCCTATTTCGGCAGCACACTTTTTTAAAGCATCCGTACAAGCCGCCTTCATATCATTGCCTATTGATAATGGTATTCGTGCAAGTCCTTTTGATTTATCCTCGTCCGTTTGACGTTTGTAAATAATATCTTTATTTCCGAATTGCATTTTAGTAATTGTCTTTCCATTGCTCCGGCAAGTCAAACGGCCTTTTACAACAACCTCATCAGCAATGATTTTTTCATCAATAATTTCAAAGTCCCAGTCCCAACCGAACATAAGGTTAAGAATTTTTTTAATGTAGCCACCTGTTACATATTTCCATGTTCCGCCACCTTTGGCAGGGCGTTCATGCACATACTGTTTTGGGGTGCGCTTTAAAATTTGCTCAAGTTGATAAGCATTAAGAGAATTATTCTCTACAAGAGTTAATTCATCGGGACTTATTAATGCTAATTCCTTTGATGTAGGTTGTGTTTCCATGTTTTCAGTTTTAAGTTTTTAGTTTATAATTTTACTCCTTTCAAGTCTTTCAATAAACATATTTGTAAAGATTCAATTAATTTCTGCTCCTTACTTTTACGAATACCTAAATTGTTTTTTTCGTGAAACATTAACCTTTCAAGTTGTTTATTCAACTCTCCCGAAAGATGCACGTTTACTACTACTCCATCAGTTTCGGTTTCTTTAATTTTAGCTTTTTTCTTTAACATATTATTTTTAGTTTTTAAAATTATGGCGCAAATGTAGCAATTAATTCAATTACTACAATCAATTATTCAAAATAAAATTAAATAAAGTTATGAACATACAAAACTTTTCATCCCTCAATCTCCTCCAGGCAAAGTTCCTCAATTCGTTCAACCTCCTTATCTCCGTATGATTCCGTAACATCAACATCATCGCAAAATATTTTTGATAGTTGAAATGTTGCAGGACAAGGAGGATTAATCCTGTCATCACTTCCTTTCTCGGCTTTGGAATAGTCGCCTGTAACTCGGAGGTCTATTCCGTCAAAGTTTATGGTTATTGTTTTCATTCTGTTTCTAATATTTTCTTTACCTCTTTGTAAAATTCCTGCATCTTCTCATATTTGCTGTCGGTTGCATATTTTGGTATTTGGCTTATCGCTTTAATGGTGTTGCCAACGTCTAAAAGTGCAGACTCTTTTGCGACCCTGTCGCGACCTGTAAACCAACTTTTGCCGAGCCATCCTTCTAAAATAGTATCGTGCTTTAATAATAGTTCTTCTGCGTATTGTAATGGTGTTTTCATGCTTTTATTTATGGTTATACTATGTAAAATTTCTCTTTTTTATCAATCCAAGCGTTAAGTTTATACAGCTCCGAAAGTATCTTTTTGCGCTTCATTGCTATTATGTCATGGTCTTTCCCTATTGCTCCTGCAAAGTCTAAATCGTTCTTCTCGCAAAAATACGCAGTTAATTCGTTGCGATATGCCTTCATTCTATGTAGCTCATCTTCTTCAGGTTGCCACTCTATAAACTCATCAGAACGTTTTGCAAGTGTTTTTTTGTCGGCTGTTATAGATTGTTTTTCTTGCCATCTTTTTGCTTTTACTTTAGCAAGGTATTCGGAAGCCTTTGCTTTATTCCTTGTTTTCATGGTTATTTGTTAAAGGTTACAAGTTTGTTAAATTTTTCATACCCGTAGGCGTTGTGTTTTTTAAGCAATGGGAATAAGTCTTTTGCCTTAATTCCGTTCCTTTCTACTTGACTTAATTCTTTTTCGTTAAACACCTTTCCCATCCAATCTTTTATCCCAGCATTACACGCACCCGTAACCGTATGGTAATATGCAATACTTATTATAGTATCTTCCTTAATCGGTTCGTGCTTTAACTTTTCAGAAATCAATTTAAACTCAAAATCTTCTTTCGCTTGTTTCAATGTATCTCCGTGTGCATGGGTAAACTTGCCATCAGTAACTAACCAAAACAACTTATCATTGTTTATTTTTTTTACACGATAAGTATTGCCTCTTTTATTTACTATTTCTGTAAATATACCATCTACTTTTATGTACTTTTCGCACCATGTAACGATGTTGGTAGTTGGCTTTTTGGTTTGGGCATTGGTTCTATTCATGGAGTTGTTATATAGGTAAAGGTCGCCTCCTGCCGTTGGGTTGAAGCCATCAGGTAACACCGTCAGTTGGTTGTTATACAGGGAAAGGTTGCCTCCTACCGTTGGGTTGAATCCATCAGGTAACACCGTCAGTTGGTTGCTATGCAGGTAAAGGTTGCCTCCTATCGTTGGGTTGAAGCCATCAGGTAACACCGTCAGTTGGTTGTTATACAGGTAAAGGTTGCCTCCTATCGTTGGGTTGAATCCATCAGGTAACACCGTCAGTTGGTTGTCATACAGGGAAAGGTTGCCTCCTACCGTTGGGTTGAATCCATCAGGTAACACCGTCAGTTGGTT